ACTCCCGTAGTGCTGGTTTGATTTCTGTCTTACCTCTTTTGTCCCCTGGTTTAGGTGATATCAGATAGGATATGGATTGTGGTCCCGAGCTATTGCTCCGTTCCTCCCATATGCACTGATTAACCTTTTAAATCCCGGACTTAGAGGTTAGAACATATCTAACTCTCTTGCACTACCCACTCCTTGTATATCGTTTTTAGTAGTTTCTTCTTTCGACGTGATATCTCCCCATGTTGGGTATCTAGTTTGGAATTTTATCTCTTCTAACTTCATTGGTTTTGGCAGGACTCCCTTTTTAGGTGTCCATAACTTTGCGTTTTTTGCAATTACCTTACCTATCTTCTTATTCTCGGTTACCTGTTCAAAGAGTTCTTTTATTGTATACGTAGTGTCGAAGAGCATATCTATGCACTTCTCCGCTACTGTATGCGTATAGTTCTCCGTGTCCTCGTTTTCCCCTAATGAGAAGGTTGTTTCTGGTAAGGTCTGCTCTGCTAGCTGCCATGTCTTCCAACTTACTTTTTGATGACTTATAGATGTAGGTCGTTCGTTTTCCCAGTTAAGTAAAATTCTACGCGCTATGCGTAAATCTAACTCACTTGGTGTGCCCCATTTTCCAATGGGTAGTCCGACCCCTCCTAACCACTCTGGTATATACCAGGGTAGTCTCATCTTATCGAGTATGTGTTTATGAACTTTGATAAACTTCCTCATTATAGCCTCATGCTTATCTTCTGGTGCCAATTTTAGTAGTTGTGTTGCTCTTGCTGATATGTTATTATGTTGTGAAGATTGGTCTCCTAGTGAGACCTCTCCTCCACTCCTTTTCATACCTAGCAGCAGCCCACTGTTTACGTATTTGGTTTGCACTAAATAAGTTTCCCTCTCTTGCGGTTGACCGTTTCTCCCCTTGGTTATTATAACTTTGGGTTTTTGTGTTCTTTCAAAGCTGGTAGAATTTATATCTACGAACTCTGAAGACACATAGGTCTTTCCGACACTCTCCTTCATTCCGAAGAATTGTGCGATTTCTCTCCAAAATCTATAGGCTTTCGGTTGTGCCCTAAAGGCGCAGTCGTCCCCGTTGATCATTAGGAGGGCATCCTTGAGTGCGATTTCCTTTTCTGCGCTTAGCTCCATTGCC